AATACCGAAATGGATGTTGGAGCTGTCGCACCATGAATAAGAATCATTCCTACCCACCCACAAAGTTCTGGTATTTTATTCGTTTTAATCATAAACAATCCTTTCTCTTTGATTATGATTAATCATACCATGTTATGAGAACAAAGTCAAGTCTTTTTTTCACTTTTTTAAATTATTTTCTACCAAAGAATCTGATAGGATTATCTTTAGTTAAAGATGCATCAAACAAGTACCAGCAACAATTATCTTTACCAACACTAGAACTACCCTCAATCCACTTAATTCTTCCAATACTCACTACCTTCTTTAGTATGGGTAAGTATTGTATTGATTGTTTTGTGTGCATCCAATCTGCATCAAATAGTAACCATGTAGGTTTAAAGTCTGCAAAGTGTTCTATCATAGGATGTAGAACTTTTCTATCCCAAGGTGGATTTGTGATAATGTAATCACATTGTGTGTACCCTTGAGTCAATGCATCACCATACTTTACCCATTCATGCATAGGTTCAATATCAAGTGCATACCTAACATCACCACCATGTTTTGTCAAGTGACTAATTAATCTTCCATCACCAGCACAAGGTTCTGCAAACGTAAAACTCTCTGGTAAATGTGGTAGTAGGGGTTCTACTGCTTTATATGGTGTTGGGTAAAAGTCTCTGTCTTTTCTTTCAAACTCACTTCTTTTTCCCATTGTCTTCCTCATAAAGAATTAGTGCAATAAGAGCATAGTTAGCCATGTCTACTAGAGTATCCTTAATACTTTCATCTTTTACTTCTAGACGTTCTTTTTTTGCAAACCCCATGATACGACTAAACTTATCACTGATACGAACACAAACACCTTTCCATGCTGGAATACCAGCGATTTCACAATGTCTGAAGTTTGCGAATACATCTTCTGTACTTGCATAGTCATGACGTTTCGCATCATGTGTTCTTTTCATTTCTTCTAATAGTTCATAAAATCTTTCACTCTGTTTCATTATACCACCTTACTAAAGTTTCTAGTCTTTTCAAATTTAACTGTGTGTCTGAATTTATCAAACAACATATCTTGTTTATGCGAAATAACAAATACATTTTCCGAATCAAAAGTATTCAAGATTTTTAGAAATGCATCCGTACCATCTGCATCTAAAGAACTATCAAATATTTCATCTAGGATTAATAGATTAGTATTTGTAGAGTTCTTCATCTTTGCAATAGCTCTCCAAGTAAAGAGTAGTGCAAGGTCAATACGCATCTTCTCACCTTCAGAGAAATTTGCATATACAAAGTCATCACGGAATCGTGACTTAATTGTCTCATTAAAGTTTTCATCAATATTAAAGTTGACAAAGAAATCCATAGATGATAGATATGTATTAATCAACTTATTCATAATAGGTAAATATTGTTTTACAATTTTAGTTTTGATACCAGTATCTTGCAATAAGTTCTTTGCAACATCATAATAAAATAATTCTTCTTTTAATTTCTTTGCAGTAGATTCATAACTATCTAATTTTTCTTGTAAGTTATTTAACTTCTTAATATCTTCTTCTGCAACTTCTTGGTCATTGATTTGTTTGATTTCAGCTTCTAGGGTTGCATTGAACTTTTCTAATTGAGTGATTGTACTACGATACTTACCAATCTCTACTTGATTCTTTTGAATTGCAGTTGCAAGGTTTTTAAAGTCTTTTACTTTTTTGTTGACTTTATCCATTTCTTCTGATAGTTTATTTAATCCAGTTTCAAGTTCTCTTACCTCTATAAGTTTATCATCTATAGATTTACATTTGAACTCTTCATCAATGTGTTGAAAACAAGTTGGACAATCATCATTCTCTTCAAAGAATCTTATAAGGTTAGTACTGCGACTATGTTTATCTTTTAGAGAAAACTGTACATCTTTTAGTTTATCTCTTTTTGTAGTGACAACATCTTCACCACTCATCGCCTCCAGAAAGGTATCGGTGGATTGTTGTAACTCCGTTTCTTTCTTTTGGACTGTATGGATTTCTTCTTGATTATTTGAGATAAGATTTGTCTTTTCAGATAAAATAGTATCCCTATTGTTTTTAGAATCTTCAATGTACTTCTCTTGTATCTCTATCTTACTTTTTGTAAGGTCAGTAGCATAATTACTATCTGTAATATTTGTATTCACTTCTCTCACCTTTGTTTTAAGAACAAGGTTCATTAGAGAGAATATCTTAATATCTAGAATATCTTCCACAACTTCTCTTCTTGCTTTTGAATTAAGTTGCATGAAAGGGATAAATGTAGAACTACCAAGAATAACCACTTGTGTAAATGAACGGTAATTAAATTTAAGGATTTGTTGTTCTAGGTGTTTCTGATAATCTTTTGCATTTGCATTTTGATTAATCATTGTACCATCAACGTAGATTTCAAACTTGTTAGGTTTGATACCACGAATAATCTTTATCTGTTTACTTTGAGTAGTAAATTCTACTTCTACAATCGCTTCTCTTTGATTGATAGAGTTTAGTAGTTGTCCTTTACTAATTTGTCTAAAGGGTTTATTAAACAATACAAAACATAATGCATCAAGTATTGTTGATTTACCAGCACCATTCTCACCCACTACAAGTGTAGATGGATTTTGGTCTAATTGAATTTCGGTAAAAGAGTTTCCAGTAGATAAGAAATTCTTCCACCTCACAGTATTAAATATAACCAAGTTTATAACTCCAAATCACAGGCTTCTAAGTATAATGCCTTCATAGTATTTTTCAATCGTTTCTTATCCAAGTCAACATCAAGTTCTTCAATGTACTTTTCCAAGAGTGTGGTTGTGTCTTGAGTGTTTTCTGCAATATCATCTGATACATTTTCTGCATCTAAGTCAGAAAAATCCTCAACAATCTTTACTTCATGAGTTTGTTCTTGTAACAACCTATCTGTAAATCTATCAAACTGGTACAAGTCTTTCTTATTGACAACTACAAGTTTTATGAACTTATCTTTATATTCTGATACATCCACTTTACTATAATCTTTAGTTGTATCATCATAGTAGATTTTTTCAAATATTGTGAAGGGATTGATTATTCTTTCTAAGTCTTTTGTTACTGTATCAAAGATATGAAAACCTTTAGGACAATTATCATCACTCCATGTCATCTGGTAAGTATTACCAAGATAATAGATATGACCATCATCAGACTTTTTATGAAAGTGTCCAGAGAAAACAGTGTCAAACTTCTTGAACATTTCTTTTGGATGACCAGATTCAGAGTAATGACCTTTATGCATTTCAAAACCATTTATCTCTAGGTGACCCATACAAATGTCTGCACTCGTACTCTGAATACCTTTCATGGTTGAACCATAGTTTTCTGCATTAATCCAAGGACAGAAAAAGATTGGAACATTACCAAAGTTTACTGTACAGTTCTCTTCATAAAATTTTATATTATCGTGTTTATTACCAACCAACTCTGCAAGAGAGTTTACTTCATTAGTATTCTTATAATAAGTATCGTGATTACCAATTAAAATATGTGTGTCAATTTTTCTATCGACAAGTGGTTGAATGAATCGTGTGCGAAAATCATTTGCAATCTTATATGAAACAAACTTACGTCTGTCCATAGTATCACCTAAATGAATGATAGTGTCAATACCTTTTTTATCAATTATTGGAAAAAATATCTCTTCCCAGAATTTGTAAAAGTATTCATTAAAGGGTAGGCTGTCGTTTCTCGCACCGAAGTGTGTATCAGTTATCAGTGCTATTTTCATCTATATCACCTTCTTCCGTATTGTCATCATAAAATAATTCTAGTCCTTTTGGTTTATCTTTCTTCTTCTTGGGTTTGTAAACATCTTCATCTGGTAGATAATTCTTTTGAAGATATTCTGTATATGGATTGTTGACTACGTTACCTTCTTGTTCTTGTACTAGGAACATATCAACATTCATATTTTCGATAATCTTATTCTTTACATGAGATTGTTTTTTCTCTTTTTGTATGCGTCTTAAAAATGCATAGTAGATAATCTGTGTAAAATATGCAAATGGATTATTAGATTTCTCTGGATTAAAATTGTGTACATATTGTAGACAATTCTCAATACCATCACTAATCATCTCTTCACGATAAGTATAATTAATAAAATTTGGACGATAGGACAAATGATTTGCAATCTTCAAAAAACACTCACCAATATAATTAGTGATAGGTGGTTGCGAATCACCATTCTCTTTCGCAACTTTACAACGGTCATTCCATTCTATCATCGCCTGTAAAAAATCTTTGTTGTTTACATAATGTGGTTTTTTAGCTTTTGTTTTCGTCACGACTCCATACCTTTGTTAAATTTATACATAATATACCAGATGTTGTAGTTAAAGTCAAGTCAAAATTTAATTTAATTATTTTTTAAAAAAGACTTGACTTTGACTTGACAATAGGGTATATTCCTCTATGTAGGGTTTGAAGATAATGCTTTAATGTATAGTATCTGATGGGTCAAAATCATATTCATCCATTAGTTCTTCTCTTAATTCATCTTCAATCTGTTGTAGTTGTTCATCTGTAGGTTCTTGAAGTGCGAGGTTAGCACTTCTACCTTGTTTCATGCTTAAAACACAATAATCATAGAACTTGGTTATACCAATGGATGCAGTCGTTACTGCAACAATATTATTCTTAATAATTTCACAACTATCGTTCTCACCATATGCAACCCAACGAGATAAGGCCATTGATTCCTCAATACCCTTTTTAGATACTCTTGGGTAACTATTAATTTTTAATGGATTGTGTGCAGTGACAACACTGTTATCTTTAACAGCGGTTAACGTAGTAATAATCTCATCTCCATTCGTAAGTTTTAATAT